AGCGGCGTTACGTCGATTGACCCAAACATGTGTGTCTCGAACTTTTTGACAGTTCTTTTGACACAGGAACGTTACGATCTAACGAAAAACGTACAACATCGGCACATAACAGCACCTTTGGCATAATAAACGTAACATTGCTTGGTTTATCTAAGCCTTTATGCTGCACACAAGCGGTTGCAGGATCATTCATAGTAGGTAAATTTGGCTGCTTTTGAGTCTTTGATACGATTAAAGACATAACCTGCTGTTCTGCAGCTGTCAGTCGTGAGTGAGGCGCCAAAAGTCTTTAGTCGTAAAGGTTAAGGAGCCAGCACTGCAGTTCATGGATAACCCAAACCGGGCCAACCATTAGACTGCTCTGATACGATGTATGACTTATGGGACTGTGTCGTAGCTGCAGCGTGACGTTTTTTAACGACGCGGCTTTTATCACCAGCAGTATTACGATGATTAGGCTATATCCCTAGCGCCTAGTGAACACCTCCTATCGTGAGGCGACCGCTGTATTTGGTCACCAAAAGGACTCTCGGATGCCAACAGCTTGGTTATCGTCCTTTTATTAGCTATGGGAGGCTGGTGATCCTGGACCCGAGATCGTGAAAAAATATGTGTACTTGTTCAAAATTGCATGATATGATACTCCCAACATGAGACAATCCAGTCCCATGAACAAGGAGAATAACCATGGCACGCATCTACACACCAACACAGATCCTGACCACGAGTCCAGTGGGTCAACTCCGTCTGATCTCCAACGCATTCGGTGATCTTAAGGGAGGGACCGTGAAAGAGATCACTGAGCATGTGGTCCACAACGGCCTCGTCACGAAGCAGGACCCTACCCGAGTGGTCATGTTCTACATGATCCACCTTGGTAAGATCGGTAAGGTCAAGGAGATCACGGAGACCGAGCTGAGCGCACTGAGGGGTAACGGTAAGGAGCACAAGAGTGTGCTCTCCGCGATCAGTGCCGCCGTGACCAAGGCACAGACCTCCAAGACCCCAGTGAAGGTTAACCTACCCAAGAATACCGCTACGAAGAAGACCACTTCCAAAACCACCAGCCGCTAATCCTACCTAAGGGGGAGACCATCAGGTCTCCCCTCTCCCTTGCCAGATAACCTGTTACAATCCTGTACTGCCACCGTCTGTCAGCTTGCAGCCTCACTGCCCTATTCTGTCAGTTTGTGGGTGATCCTGGAAGGGCCCGGCTCCCAAAACCGGCGATCGACCCACCTCACGCAAGGCGTCCGCGTAATTTTGCCGTAGTTTCCAATGTTCGTTCCGGGCCGAACATCCCTCAATCCTACCCAAGTATCTCGCATTTGCTGGTCTGGGGCCCAACCTTACTCTCTCACTATCTCTTACACACGTAAGGTAAAATTATTTTACCTTAGCAAATTTTGTTGTTTACAGAATAAACCTTCCACGCCTACAATCGTCGTCTTAGGGAGGTGACTCCGATGCTACGCGCCCGTGCGTTTCCAGACAAGGAGCGGAAGACGCGGCAATCCAAGATGTTGAGAGAGGCACGCAAGTCAGAGAAGCAGAAGATGATCGACTCGCTGCCGGCAGACCAACGGCCCCATCAGGTTGCGCCAGAGAAGATCGTTGCCTTCCGGTTTGATCAGGAGTTGATCAGACGGCTTACTCTCAGGCAGCCACTTCCAAAGATCATCGCGGCGATGGGTGGGAAGGAGGTCGAGCCACTCATCCACGCGAGGCTTGGTGACCACGACTTTAGAGAGGACCTTAACGAGTACACCCTCGGTGGGGTGCAGCGGCTGGAGGCGGAGATTCAGGACTCCCTCAAGGAGTTGCAGATGATCCTCCGCCTCTCTGCTGACGAGATGATGCACATCGTCCTGGAGATTGCCCGCCGCAAGAATGCCAAGGACTCCGATCGGCTGGCCGCGGTGGGCATGGTTATGGATCGGGCCCAGGCGCTCATCCCCGCGCGCGTAAACGCCGGTTCCCCTGGTGGGAACAACAACGTGTTTAACTTCGGTGCCGACGTTGTGAAGGAGGTGATGGGTGCCCTCAAGGAGATGTCCGGGCCGCAGACACGCTTGGTGCCGGTTGAGAGGACGGTGGGTTCGATGTCCGTGGAGGAGCGTGATGAGCTGAGGCAGGAGGCCACCGATGAGAGTGGATAGTGCATGATTGAGCCGAACGTCCACGATCCGTATGAATTTGCCATGCGGATGAAGTGGTTAGGGCTCTCCTCACTTTACTTCTTCGCAAAGGTGATATTTAAGTACAACAAGCTGGTGCCTCACCTTCACCAGCCACTGTGCAACACCCTGCAACGCTCCCTGGGAAAGACGGTGGTTGAGCTGCCCAGGGGTCACTTTAAGACGACGGTGGCCTCGAAGTCGCTGCCGACGTGGCGGGCGCTCCCGATGGAGGATGAGGTCATAGAATATGCGCTTAAAAAGGAGTGGACAACCCCTGAAGAGGTCCAGCAGCTTCGAGCGGTGCATAACCCTAATGTCCGCGTCCTCGTTATTAGCAGCACTGAGACGAACGCGAAAAAGATCCTTAGATCAACGAGGCAGCAATTTGAGTCGAATGCGCTGTTCCGCGGCCTCTGGCCGAGCCTGTTGCCGAATGAGAAGTGTCGGTGGACGGACACTGAGCTAGAGTTCACACGGACGGAGAAGTACTCTGAGTCTACGGTTGAGGCGACGGGCGTTGGGTCGGCGCTGCAGTCACGGCACTACGACATCATGATTGAGGATGATCTCGTCGGCATGGAGGCGATGGGGTCTGAGACGGTCATGAAGGGTGCCATCGACTACCACGTGCTGCTTGAGGGCGCGTTTGATGATCCGGATCACAGTGAGTCCCTGGTCATTGGGAACAGGTGGGCATTTAATGATCTAAACTCCTGGATTCGTGAGAATGAGCTCGATTATGAGTTCATAACGCGCTCGGCGATTGAGGATGGGCAAGTAATATTTCCAGAGAGGTTCAGCCTCAAGGGTTTGGCGAGGATTCGGCGGAAGCAGGGGGACTATTTCTTTAGTTGTCAGTACCTCAACAATCCGATCGCGCCGGGCGCCCATGACTTCGAGCCCGAGTGGCTGCGATCCTTCACGGTTGAGCTAGAGGCGAAGCCGTTGGCTGGTGCAAACGCCCAAAAGGTTGAGGTCTATGTCCGAGACGATGGAAAGCGTACTTATCTGGGGAAGCTTAATCGCTTTGTGCTTGTTGACCCCGCTCGTGAGGGTAAGCGTGGAAAAGCTCGCCATGCGGTTATCGTTGTTGGTGTGGATACTAGCGAGGATCATTGGATTCTGTACGCGTGGGCGGAACGCGGCTCGACCGACGCGATGATGGAGAAGGCGTTCTACGCCTACGAGAGGTTCAAGTGCCAGAAGTGCGGCATTGAGGGTTATGGGGGAGACCAGCACCTGCAGAACTACATGAACTATAAGGCTCGTGTAGAGAAGAAGAAGATGAAGGTGGTGGTGTTTAAGAAGTCAACTGATAAGTCCAAGGAGGAGAGGATCAGGGCAACACAGCCACGGTTTGAGCGCAAGTCGGTAGCAATCGTGGACTCTGACACTGAGTTCAGAAAAGAATACCTGCAGTTCCCATCGGGGGTCACGGTTGACCTCCTCGACGCTTACTCTCACGCTGATGAGATCTGTAGGCGCCCGGTTGGGGAAGAAGAGTATGAGGTTGTGAGGAAACGAATCAATGCACTTCAAAATTCAGTCAGCAAAACATCGGGGTATTGATATGACCTTCATTAAGACAGCACGACTAACCATTGTGATCACGTCGATCATCATGTTGCTTCTACTGTTATCCGCGCGCGCCCACGCGCAGACGACCACACCCACGATGACCGTGAAGAAGTTTGTTGGTGAGAACACGACATTTCTCTGGGACTATCTGGTGGTCGACGAGCCCGCCTATGCAGAGTTTCAGCTTCGTTGGACGGATGACCTCACCAAGACTACCATCACCTTGAAATCGATCCCGATCAATCTCAGGACGACCGCGATCAGTGCCGCCTTTACCCCTGGGTTCAAATTCACCTATTACAATGTTGTTGCTGCCACACCGGCAACAAGTTCTGTCAGTGCCCCTAGTAACACGGTGGCCACTGAGCGGGTTGGCCGCCCACCCACCAATCTTCGTGATCAGTAACTGGCCACCGGCCAAGGAGGAAAGACATGGGTTCAAATCCCTTAACGTTCCCTAGTCTGGTTCCCAACCCTCTGACTGGGGTGCTCGAGGTTAAGAGCGTCCCAACACAGGTTGGGTTTCCATTCGCAAGAACTGCTTGGTACGTTGGTACCGGGCAACAGATTGAGACGCTGGAAGAGCTGTTTAACGTGATCCAGCCAAATGACGTCGCGTTCTTGGCACCACAGCGGTTTGAGGAGACTGGCCTGGTGCTTGACAAGTCAGGTGTCTCACTCATTGGTTATGGCTTTGACCTTGGCGGTCGGGGCTCGGCCTTTATTGAGCCAGGCGGGGTGAATGACCCTGGTCTCTCAATTGAGGCTGATGACGTCACATTGATCAATGTGGGCGTCGCCGGTAAGGGCACCGCTGACTACGCCCTTCAGCTGGGTGATGAGATTGCTCGGTTCCGGGCATATCGTTGCAAGCTTGAGGGACCAGATGGTGTTGCCGTGAAGATTGTGGGGACCGGCGACATCATGTTTGATGATTGTGAGTTCTGTTGGTGTGGTGTTGGGGTCGACTTCGTTGGTGGGGTCTCGTCATTCCCAACCCAGACGCTCATCCGCCGGTCACGTTTCCATAACATTGTCACCGCCCACCTCCGTGGGACTGGTGGGACTGGAAAGAACGTGAACACCGAGCTCATCGACAACTTCCATGATCGTGACGAGGCAGGGGTCGGCCCGACTGATTATCTGTTGCTTGATGCGGCAGACTCAACGGGCATCGTTAGCGGGTGTCGGTTTGCCCATGCCACCAACCAGGCGGCGGTCCTGACGATCGCGGCTGGCATCATGTGGGCGGCGAACGCTACTGAGGCTGGTTGGTCTACCGCACGACCTGCGTAAGATAAGGGGTCCGTCATGTACAGATATACGTTTGACCCATTCGTGGCGGACTTTGCCTCTTCTGGTCTTGCGGCTGATTTTGTCAAGCAGGTGGGTCTCTGGAATAATGCGGTCCCACTGGTCGCCATCAATATCACACCGATTGTGCTCGAACCAGGTAAGTATCGTTGGAAGACCGATATGGTTGACGGCCGGAGTTGGATTGTGAACGTTTCAGGGGCCCAGTTAAAGTTGATCTCATCTGACTATTTTACGGGGGCTGAGGTCATGCTCTTTACCCCAGTCAGGCAGCTTGTTCAGTCCATGTTGGCCATCGGTATGGGTACTACAAGGATTAAGGTGGAGTTCTAATGATCCGAGCAATCCCCATCAAGGGCATTAGTGAGGAACGTGAGCGTGAATTAAAGCATTACGTGCGCACGAACCTTGATCTAGCGATACGTGGGACGCAGTCACTCTTCACGGAGCACGTCCCACGTTGGCGTAAGATCTACAACGGAGAGCCCTTTGAGCAGGTAAAGAGCTTCCCATGGCACCGAGCGAGTAACTTTGTGGTCCAGTTGGTGGGTATCCATACCGACACGCTGGTGGCTCGCATCCTCTCCCTAATCTTTAAGACCGATCCATTATTTACCTTTACCGCATTTGGTGAGCTTCCAGAGCACATTAAGAAAGATCTGGAAGATTTCATGAAACACACGGCGTTAGATGAGTCTGAGCTAGCGCTGTATCAGACGATCAAGGACTGGTTGTTCGATATCGTGAAGTTGGGCTCCTCGGTGGCAAAGGTACCATACGTCACTGACCACACGATCGTGGTTGAGCCTTCTTCAACGCCGAATGAGATCTCAGAAAGGGAGGTGGTGCGATACGATGGACCCAAGCCGATGAAGACGTTGTTCACGGACTTCTTGATGTGGCCTTTGGGGGTGCAGGACTTTAAGGATGCGATCATGAAGGTACACCGGGTTCGCCTCCATAAGGAGACCGCACTTCTGCGTGCATATCAGGGGTTCTATGATCTCGACGTGATCAAACGGTTGTACACAAGACCTGACCTCAGCAATCGGACCAATATTGAGGTTAAGCAGGAGGAGAATACCGGCATCGTCTCATTGCCGGCAGATCGGTTGACGTTCTATGAGTGCTGGATTGACAAGTACCCACTAGTTGATGGTAGGTACTACTCACTGGTGTTGACTTATCACATTGAGTCGGACAGCTTCGTTAGAAAGATCTATAATCCTTACAATACTGGTGATGATCTCTCTGATGTGTTCATCGGATGTAAGCTGTTCCCACGTGATGACATGTGGCATGGTCGTGGATTTGCTGAACTTCTTGAGCAGTCTCAGGAGGAGGCAAGCACAATTCATAACCAGCGGCGAGACAGTGCCACCGCTAGTAATTGTAACATCATCGTGGCGCGTAAGGACTCGGTGTTAGATCTTAGCTTTCCGTTATTCCCCAACAAGCCCCTGTTTGTCGACAGTCTTGACGATATTCGGGTAGAGAAGATGGGCCAGCCCTCCACATTTGAATTTGAGGAGGAACGCATTGCACTTGATCTCGCGGAGAGGAGATCAGGTGTCAGCCCGCCGATGATCGGTTACGGTGCAGGTGCAATGGGTGGAAAGCGCGGGGTCTACTCCGCCTCAGGTACACTATCCATGCTTCAAGAGGGTAACATGCGTACAGATCTGAATATCATGGATCTGCGTGCCGCCGTTACCAGGGTAGGTCGACTTGCTCTTAAGTCTTACGCGCTCGGGGGCGTGCACGAACGTCTTCGTCAGAAGTTTGACCCAGCGCGAATGATTCGAATTGCACGGAGCATTGCGATGTACAATCAGCTGCAGATGGACTTGACCTGCAGCAACGCGTCGGTGAACCGCGAGGTTGAACGTCAGCATGCCACCATGCTTGCTCAGACGATGACCACGTACTATACTCAATCCATCGAATTGGTCAAGATGATTATGACCATCAAGGACCCGACGCTCAAGAACTATCTTATGAGCATCTATAAAGGAAGTAAGGTCCTCTTCCACAACATTTTGAAGAGCTTTGACAATGGAGACACCGAACGCATCCTCCCAAAACTCGAGTTACCAGGAGCTGATATCCCAGCTGGAGCCCCTGGCCAAGGAGTTCCTGGACAACCAGGACAGGTTGTCCCTTTTGCTCAACAGTCAGGAATGGCACCTGTTCCTCCGGCTCCTGGGGCACCTGGAGAGCAGGTCCCGCCGGACGTTGGAGCGATCCCACCTTCGGCCTGAGATCTTTAAGGCACAAGGTGCATTGCAGGTGATCAGAGAGATTAAGGGATTCAAGGAGAACCTCAAAAAGTTAACTGAAAACTTCAAGGCTGCCCTTGAAGAGAAAGACAAATCTAAGAGACCGGAGGTAGTATACAATGAAGAACTTGAGGCTTTACAACGCGAATCCGCCAAATTCGCCGCAGGGCTCCCCACCACCGGTGACAAGCCCATCGGCCCCAACGCCGGCCGCCCCAGCAACACCACCAGTGGAGACGGAGGAGCAGAAACGTATTAAGACCCTAGAGGGCCAGAATCGTGAGTACCAGGCAACGAACAGCGCACTTCTGAACAAGGTCGCGCAGCTGACCCCAGCGAGGCCGGTCAATCAGCCGGCAACCCCACCGAATCCAGCCGATCAGCGCAGCAAGTGGTGGACTGATCCAGATGCTGCCTTCAATGAGAAGGCTGCCCCATTGGTGCAGGCAACAACCGCCACACAGGTGTATTTGATCAAAGAACAGATGAAGACCAAGTACGCTAGTGAATTCAAGAAGTGGGGTACCGAGATTGATGAGCTTGCCAACCCATTGAATCCGATGTATCTCATGGACCCAGCGACGTGGGAGATCATCATTGAGCGCGTGCGCGGGCGCCATGTGCAGGATTACGCACGGGACCCCTCCATGGTTCCCGGTTATTCTGAGTCATCGAGCCCGAGCGATCCGCCGGCACCAAAGACGGCGCAACAGCAGCTCTCCGAACGAGAGCTCAAGATCGCAAAACAGCTTGGTGTTACGCCTGAGAAGTATCTGATTCAAAAATCTAAAATGGGGGTGAGCGCCTAATGGCAGAGGACAAAAACAAAACTGAGGAACTGGCGCCAGAGGGACCGGTTCAAAAGTATTTTACACCTCGTTCTGAGCTTGAGATCCTGACGGACGAGAACATCATTGCTGAGGACCTCATGCCTCCGGGGACCTTTGATGTACGGTATCTGATTCCTGGGATCAGATGCCGTTGGGTCAACTGGAAGGCCAAGGAGGGCGCGATGATGTATGCTGCCCAGGCAGAGGGTTACCTGTTTGCGAATAAGAACGATGTTGAATGCACAATCAAGCCAAATAAGGAAAGTAAGTTCATCAATGGTGACGTTGTGCTGATGAAGATCTCAGAAGCGCGTTATGCTTCTGCGATGAAGGCCTTGATCCTCCGTACCAAGATGGCAGCCGGACAGACCGCAGAAGCTGCCATGGAGGAGATGAAGGGGCTGATGAAGCGGTCAGGCGGGCACCTTACCCCCTTTGCGCCGGACCAGGCGCAACTTGATCGGCTAATCGATGCCAATCAAGCGGTAACTCACACAGTTACCAGATCTTAGTGAAAGGAGACCACTCTCATGGCGGGTAAAGCCGTACCTATCGTGGTAGCAAGAACCACCACCGATAGTCAGCCGTCCATCCGTCGTTATCCTGAGAAGGCAGCCCAAACCTTTAAGTTTGGGACACCAGTCTTTCGGGATAATGCCGTTGATGGTGGGGTTGCAGAATGGTCGGGGGTAGTGGCAACTAGTAAGGTAGCTGGGGTTGCCGTCGAACCCGCCTCCAATCTGACCACTTTGGGCACACCCAAGACCTTAACGTTTGGGGAGGTCCAGAATCAACCTCTTGCAGTAAATATCCCTCGCGGGGCGCCCATCAATGATGGGAAGATCGGTGTCCAGCTTGCTGACGACACCATCGAGTTCCAGGTTCAAACCTTGGACACGGTCGCCGCCTTGGAAACGGACGTGGGTAAAACGTTCGGCCTGACCAAGGATACCAACGGGTATTGGTTCATCGACAAGACAAAATCAGACAGCATCGTAATTACCGGGGTCTATGCCGGTGATGCTGGTCGCCTTGGTGGTCGGGAGTTTTTCCGATTCATCGACGCGGCCGCCCAGATGGGAGGTGCATAGTACCATGATGACACGCGGAAACTATGCCCAGCTGATGGCGCCTGGTATCCATGAGTTGATGGACCAGCAGACTCAGTTGGAGCAACGGGACTCGGAGTACGACAAGGTCTTTAATACTCCGACGTCTGACAAGGCCTTTGAGGACGATGTTGAGTTCGCTGGCCTTGGCCCGATGACTACCAAGCCAGAGGGTCAACCGATCAACTATGACGACGTGATCCAGGGTGGTTCGTATCGTTATACCCACTCGACGGTTGGGCAGGGTGTACGGTACTCATTTGAGCTTTTGGAAGATGATCAGTATGGCATCATCCAAAAGGTTCCGATGAACTTTGCCCGCACGGCGATGCACACCAAGGAAACCAATGCTTGGAACGTATTGAACCTTGGGTTCACCACGCAGATCACGGTGGACGGTGTTTCTTTGTTCAACGCAGCACACCCACTTCTGGGTGGATTGCCAGCGACGGTGGCTGTTCCGGCCTCAATCGTGGGCGTCGGTGTCTACACCCAGGGCACCTACCCCAATCGTCCTGGAACTGACATTGATCTGAGCTACTCTGGTTTGCAGTTGATGATCAACCAGTGCGAGCGCATGATCGATGGCCGAGGCCTGTTGGTGAAGTGTCAGATCAACACCATCGTGGTTCCTCCGGAATTGCGGTGGGTCATTGAGGAGATTCTGGGTTCCGAGTGGAAGCCGTACACCGCGGAGAACACCGTGAATGTCGTCAACAACAAGGGTCTGTCACCCTTCATCGGTCGGTACCTGACGTCAACGAAGGCCTGGTTCGGTCTTGGGGAGAAGTCTCGCCACAAGCTGAATCACTTCGATCGTCACCCGCTTGATGAGGACTTTGCCGATGACTTCGACACCAGGTCACTGAAGCACGTCGCATTCTACCGTGCCTCAGATGGTGCGTCCAATTGGCCCGGTACCTGGGGCTCTGCAGGGACCTAAACCCTTAGGGTGGTAGACAACTGCCACCCTTACTTTAAGGAGAGTGCTTATGGCAAAACCGACAGCGAAGAAGCTCCCGTTCAGACCGGGAGAGATCATTAATTATGAGGGCAATCCTGCCCTTGTACTTTCAAACGACGGGAAGTGCGCAAAGTTGCATGTCTTTCCGGCACACTCGGCCAATGCCCAGATTTTGGCTGATGAACCTGAACCGTCCAAAGAGGAGTAGAGCATGGCGAACCAGATTGGCCCACGGCATTTCCTGATCGACACGCCAGGCGCCACGCCGCTGTGGTTAACCTGGTTGAAGGTCATCAGCATCACTTGGACCGGCGCTACCACGGCTGGCCATCAAGCAATTGTCACCAATGCCTCAGGTACCCGCGTAATCTTTGATGCTAAGGCGTCTGAGGCCAATGACTTTGAGTCAGCGGTTTACGACCCAGGCTGGGTGGAGGGGCTGGTTGTTCCAACACTTCAAAGCGGTAAGTTGATGATTGTCTGTTCGTAGGAGGAGGTGTTCCATGAATAAGAAGAAGCCCGGGGTGAATAAGGGGCCTAGGGCAGGTGGAAAGAAGGGCTCCGACACGAAGAAAACGACAAAGAAGTCTGGATACGGGAATTACTAACATGCCATTCAGATCTGGGGCAATTGGGGTTCCGTGGCACAACTGTGACCGATGTGGCATCATGACGAGGACTACTCAGTTAGTCTTCCAGAATGGTATGTTTTTATGTACTATTCGTGGTTGTGTGGACAATCCTGAGGGGTTCAACCGGTATGAGCGCATCGCTGAGGTTTTGAGCGATGGGAAGACGGAGCCCCAGCATTGGTTAGAGAATCGTGTTCTAAATGATGGCCTAGATGGCCTGAACGACTAGGTAAAGATCATGGCATTCAGTCAACCATGGAATGAGAATGACCCGGCCGATACTGATCTAGCGAATCAGCTTGGCGATGACATCCGTGATATGAAGTTGCAGGTTCGTGAGCGGATTGATCTTGAACATTTTTTTCCGATCACAGACGCTGCAACGACTGGATACCATCGTCAGGGTTCTGCACGCCCGTTTTATCAGGGTGCTCCGCCAGCCAATAACCCTGATGCCCCTGGTGCCGTTTGGGTTAATTCTACCACTGGCGCAGCATTCCGGGATAATGGGGCTTCATGGGATGACCTAGCCTTTGGGGTTCCTCAGGGCGGCATCATCATGTGGTCAGGCCTTATTGCCAATATCCCGGGTGGTTATAAGCTTTGTGATGGTACGGCGGGCACCCCTGATCTTAGAGATCACTTTGTTCGTGGTGCGGCGGCTGGTATTGATCCTGGTGTTATTGCAGGTTCTAATACGCATGCGCATGTGATGGGCCCCATGACCGCGGCCTCGACGGTTGTGACGGTGGACGTGACGGTACCAACGGTGAATGTGGCTACAGCAGGACATAATCATCAAGATTTTTCAGATAACCAGCCTAATATTCCAGTCTACTTCGCTCTTGCATTCATCATGAAGGCTTAATATGAATTATAGAGGCTGGTTCAAAATTACCACTGCGAAGGGTACTTGGATTGTCAAGAACCAAGAGACAGACGTCTTACGTCGGTTGTCTGTCTCTGCTTGGAATGGTGTTCCTTTAAGTGCCTTTAATTATCTCGCGATCGGGACCGATGATACGATCCCGGCTCGCACGCAGACGACATTATTTGCTGAGGTTCTTCGATTTCTAGCGACGGCAATCATTGAGACAACACAAGTAACGGCGGACACACTCCACCTGACGGTCCAGTTCGTGGCGGCATCTGCCTTCAATATTTTTGAACTTGGTGTTTTTGACGCGGCAGCTGGTGGTAACATGGCAGCACGGGCGGTGCACATTGATGAAAATGGGGACTCGTCTGCCTTCAACATTGGTATTGGTGAGGGGATCACGTTAGAGTACTTTCTTCAGGCCTTATAGGAGAATACCATGGCAGCTGGCGACGCAATGCCGATCCCTCGTAAAAATGTGGCGTATCGCCATTACTTTGAGATTCGTGACACGGCAGGTGCCCTGGTCTCTGGTGCCACTGCTCTGGACTCTGAGGTCTCAATTGATGGTGCTGCATACGTTGACATGACGGCAGAGGCCACTGAGATTGGTGCGAGTGGAACTTATTTTCTTGATTATACCGCGGCTGAGATGAACGGTGACAGTGTGGTGGTCATTGTGAACACTACCTCTGTCAACGCGATCATCCCGGTAATTGTGCTCTACCCTGAGTCACTGGGAGACCTCCGTGTCAACGTGGGGCAGTGGTTCGGCACCACTATTCCAGGCGTCGACACGGCTGGTTACCCGGTGGTTACCATCAAGGATGGTGTGGGCGCTGGAGAACTTCAGCTTAACGCGGGTCAGGTTGAGGTTGCCGCCGCACAGCTGGTTATACTTATCAACGCATTCTATGATGAGCTCACGGCTGAGGCACGGACTGCTGGTTCTTATGGTCAGTTGCTCAAGGACAACTTGCCGGTATTGGTTACGCCGGCGAATAAGCTGTTGACTGATGCGGCCGGTCGCGTCGAATTGCAGGCTGATGGCATCGATCAGATAGTTATTGAGACTGGGGTAAACGCCCGTCAGTGTTTGTCGGCGCTTGGCGCGGCCCTTGCTGGTATTCTGGCAGGTGTTGGTTCTGGCTCAATCACCATGGAGGCGATGGGGAATCCAGGTACCATCCGTATCACCTGCGTGAATGATGGTCTTGGTAACAGAAACACTATGGTGCTCAATCTACCGGTATAATATGTTCCCTAAACCAATATTCCCAAATGATGTGTTCACTCAGGAGTACTTTCCGAGTGGATCATCAGTTACGGTGTTCAAAACCTTTTCTGCTAGGGACGGGATCCATCTGGCAGATACCAAGTTTTCTGGTGAGCGGTCATCGTTTGACTGGACCAGAGAGAAGGACGTAGTTAAAATTCAGGAGGTCAATAACGGATGGGATACAGAAACAGGAAAATTACCACCAAGATAATCTCGTTCTTTGCCATCTTCTGTGTTCTGTTATTTCCTGAGAACCTTTGGGCGGCGACATACGAGCACTTTATCTATCAGGTCAGAAAGACCAATGGTGATGTAGCACCAGGTGTAAACGTTAACGTCTATACTCCTGGGACTAGTACACGATTCACCGTCTACAATAACATTACTGGCACGGTTGTCAAGTCGCAACCGATGATCACTGATAGTCTTGGGAATGTTGACTTCTACGTAGGTGATTCTGTTGTAGACATCTTGTTCACTGGCGGTACGATCCCGACATACAAGTTGTTGAACGTCACGCTTACCGCATTGGCCACTGCAGGCGTGCTTACCGTACCTAACGGTGGGACAGGGGCAGCTACGTTTACATTGAATACGGTGCTACTGGGCAATGGCACTCTCCCCATAAAGACTAGTTCCGTTGGGTTGGCTAACCAGGTCTTTCGTGTCCCAGCAGCGGGCGGCCAACCTGATTTTGGTACAGTGAACCTGAGTTCATCAGCCGCGGTGTCAGGTGTATTGCCCACTGCAAACGGCGGTACAGGGTCAAGCTCAGGTTCATCGCTCTCAGTGCAAGAGGTTGATGGTTCCCCAAATGTTTCTGGCGTGGTCAACATTAAGGTAACCAACGGGACCCTTGTAGATAATGGCAGTGGGTCGGTCACGGTAGATGCGGCACCGCCATTTACAGACACCATCCCAATTGTTAAGGGATCTAGTGATGTCTCTAAGTTACTCAGGTTTGAGGTCGATGGCTTTACCGCAGCCACCACACGGACGGTTACCTTCCCCAATGCAAGCATCGTGGCCGCCGCCACTGACTTCTTGAATCTGTGGGGAGATGGCATCAAGCAGACGTTTAACCC